GCAATCAAATATTCATAAAACAGACCTTGCTAATGCAGAAGTTAAGAATATATTAGAAAATATTAATTTTGATTCATTAACAAGACAATTACTAAATGATGGATTTGATACTGGAGATTGGTGTTTACATTGGTATTTTAATATGGATAAGCTACCATACAAACAAACTAAACCTGAAATAAAAGGTGTAATAGAAGCTGAAGTAATAGATTGTACTAATGTTTTATTTGGTAATCCTAATAGTAGAGTTGTGGAAAAACAACCTTACATTATTATTGTAGGGCGTGATTTTGTTCGTAATTTACAAGAAGAATATAGAAGAAATAATAAAAAGAATAAAGACAATGCTACAGAAATAACAGAAGACTATGAAACTCAATATCAAGCTGGAGATAATAGCAAGATAGAGATAGATGCAGATGACTATGGAAAAGCATTATATATTATCAAATACTATAGAGGAAAAGATGGGAAAATATATGCTAATAAATCAGTAAAGAATGCTTACATCTATAAAGATAAAGAAACTGGTTATGATTTCTATCCTATAGCTTTTAATAACTGGGAAACAGTAAAAGGAAGTTATCACGGTAGAGCAGAAACAACAGGAATAATTCCTAACCAAATATCGATAAATAAGATGTTCGCAATGGTTATATATCATTTAATGCTAACATCATTCCCAACAGCAGTATATGATGCTGATAAAGTGGAAAACTGGACTAATGAAATAGGAACAGCAATACCTGTTACAAATTTAAACGGTGGAAGTATTAAAAATGTTGCTGGATATTTAGAACCTGCAACAATGAGTGGACAAATTATGAATGCTATAGAATTAGCAATGCAATATACAAAAGAAACACTAGGTGTAGGAGATGCTTCACTAGGTAATGTAACAATGAATAATGCAAGTGCACTAATAGCAGTGCAAAAATCTAATGCAGTGCCGTTAGAAAATGTAAAAGCAAATCTTTATGAATTTGTAGAAGATTGTGGAAGAATTATTTTAGATATTATAGCAACTAATTATGGTATTAGACCAGTTGTTGTACAAGATGAAAGAGATAGAATTGTGGAAGAATTTAATTTTAAAGAATTAAAGGGTATGTGGTTACACATTAAAGCAGATGTAGGTTCTGCATCATACTTTAGTGAAATAGCATCATTACAAACATTAGATAATTTATTAAATGCAGGAAGAATTGAATTTATAGATTATTTAAAACGAATACCTGATGAAATAATTCCACAAAAACAAGAATTAATCAAATCATTAGAAAATCAGGATATGTATAAACAAGCATTGTTTAATCTAATGGATAAATTTATGCAAGGATTACCACCAGAAATACAACAACAATTACAATCGTTAGAGCCTGAACAAATGGACCAAGAAATATTAAATATGATGGGAGCATTTGGGACTAATGCAGAACAACCGCAAGGAGATATACCAACAGTACCTATGGAAGAACCAGCTCCTATTTTAGAAGAAGGAAATATAGAAGAAGGAGAAGAAGTAATAAATGAAGAAATGTGAGTTAAGTAAAGAAGAACAAACAGAAAGAGATAATTGGAAAGCAGAAGAAGATGCTAGAACTCTTATGGAATATCAAAAAATATTCAAAGATGAAAAAAGATTAGAAAGAGCTAAGGCTAAATTAAAAGAAAGAGAAAAAGAAGCTAAAGCATCATTAGAAGATATTAATAAGGCACTTAAATAGTGTCTTTTTAAATGTACTACTTTTATAGGTAGTGTATTAACAAATATACCCTATGCTCGAGTAAATAGATCAACGTTGTTGAAATAATATATTTGTTAGTACAGTGCTTATAAGAGCACGTAATTGCCCAACCACAGGCAGAGGAGGAAGAAAGAAAATGGAAGACGAAAAAGAATTATTAGATCTACCAGAATCTAATGAAACGAGTATCGAAAATGATGATGATTTTTTTGGAGATGTAGATAACGAAGTTATAGACAATGAAACAAAAGATGAATCAGTAGAATCAGATGAGGAAAGTAAAAGTACACCAACTGACACAGAATCAGAAGATAAAGAAGAGGAAATTGACTATACACCTTTCTTAGAAGCAATATCAAAGAAAGCAAAGTATAACAAAGAATCTGTAAAAGTCGACAATATGGATGATTTAATAAACAATTTTCAAAAAGGACTTAATTATGACAAGATGGCTGAAAAACTTAATAATCTTGAAAATAGTAAAGTCTTTAGCTATGTATCTCAAAAGGCTAGTCAATTAGGTATGACAGTAGAGCAATACATGGATTCAGTTGAACAATACGAGCAAGAACAAGAACAAGCTCGTCAACAAGAAAAAATTGATGAAATGATTGCTAATGGAGTTCCTGAAGATATAGCAAAAGAGGTAGTGGCAACTTCACAACTTCGTAAGGAGTTACAAGAAGAAAAAAACAAGTTAGAGAAAGAGAAAAAAGAACGTGAAGCAACTGATAATAAAAATAAAGAGTATGCAGAGTTCTTGGAAGCTTTCCCTAATGTAAAAGCAGAAGACATCCCAAAGGAAGTCTTTTTAAATGCACAAAAAAGCAATTTAAAAACTGCTTATTTAGAATGGCAAAATGCCGAATTAAAAAAACAAATAGAAATAAATAAAACCAATGCTAAGAATGCTGAAAGCTCAGTAGGTTCTACAACTCAATATGGAGCTAAAGATGAAACTGCTGTATCAGACTTATTCCTAGATGGTTTTAATTCGATTTAAAAAAGGAAGGATGATTAATTATGGCTATAAATTTAGCAGAAAAATATGAAAAGAAAGTAGAAGAAAGATTTAAATTAAAATCTTTAACAGAAGCATTTATCAATCGTGATTACGATTGGACTGGGGTAAAAACTGTTAAGGTATACAGTATTCCAACAGTACCTCTTAATGATTATAACAAGGAAGGAACTAATAGATATGGTACTCCTACAGAATTAGAAGATACTATTCAAGAAATGCCTGTAAATGAAGATAAGAGTTTCACATTCACAATTGATAAAGGGAATAACCAAGACCAAATGAATGTAAAAGGTGCTGGAAAAGCATTAGCTCGTGAAATTGATGAAGTTATTGTTCCAACAAAAGATATGTATCGTTTAGATGTAATGGTAAAATCAGCTGTTAAAAATGGCGGAACAAATGCAACACCAACAGCTATTACTAAAACAAATGCATACGAAATGTTCTTAGATGGACAAGAATATCTAGATAATAATAAAGTTCCTGTAACAGGACGTGTTGCTGGTGTATCAGCTAGAATGTATAAATTCTTAAAATTAGACCCAAGTTTCGTTAAAAATAGTGATTTAGGTCAAAAAATTACTATCAACGGACAAGTTGGAGAAGTTGATGGTGTTAAAATTGTTAAACTACCATCTGGCTATTTACCAGAAGGATGTTCTTTTGTTATTACTCACCCAAGTGTAACAACATCACCAGACAAATTAGCAGACTATAAAATCCATGACAATCCTCCAGGAATTAATGGAAACTTAGTTGAAGGTAGAGTTCGTTATGATGCATTTGTAAAAGATGCTAAAAAAGAAGGTATCTATGCACATCAAGAATCAGCTATTGCAACTGAATAATTAAAACTCAAGAGATTTTTCTCTTGATAAAAGGAGAGGTGATAAACTTCTCTTTTTATGAGGAGATAATAAGGAGATGATAAAGAATGTTAGCAGAAGATATATTTACAATGACTATGGCAATGATTGATGAAATGAATGACAATGGAACATTAGACCCTACTACAACAGCCGAATATAGGGCAAAAGCGCCAGCAATCTTAACTATGTTACAAAATGAAATTATTGGTATAGAAAACAGATATAGAAAGTATGAAGATTATATATATCCAGTACCTATAGAAGAACTAGAACAAAATGTTCAAGTAGATAATATAAAAGCAAATACACTTTTAACTAATGGATTAGCATCACATTTAATGATACATGAGAATAAAGCTCTTGCTAGTTTCTTCCAAGAAAGATATGAAGAAATGAAAGTAAGATATTTAAAACCATTACCAGGTAAAAGAGAAAAAATAGAAGATGTATATGATGCTGGATTAAGTTATTAGGAGGGGTGTCATGGCTACAATAAAATCAGATAGTACAATAAATCCAATTACAATTGATAAATTCCTAGGACTTAATCTATCAAATACAGGTGATACTCAAATACAACTTGGTGAAAGTGGTAATATGGATAATTTCTATATTACAAATGATTATAAGTTAAAAAAGATGTATGGATATAAATGTTTATATAACTTTAATTCTGTAGTTCAAGGAATGTATAACGTAACG